AACGCATCTGAAATCTTAGAACCTACAGCCACAGATAAAAACCCGAAGAATACTTCCGAGTTATAACCATGTGCAAAGAAATCTATTAAACCTACAAGCACACAGATAGCAAAAGACGTAAACATAGTTAAACTTGTTCTTGACCATTTACCCTCCTTCTTTAAAGTATCAGATAGTAGTTCTTTTAATACGGCTTTTACGTTGCTCATCAGGTAGTATTGCTATTAGTTCTATTTTTTTAAACGTGTCATCCTTGTGAGATGATGATTGTCGTATCTCTTGGTTATCAGATAAACAGTTAAATAGTTTCTCTTCTACAGATGACAGTCGTGAGTTCATCCAAATAAGAGCAATTACGGTCATTCCTAAAGCACCGTGTTTTTTTATGGTTTCAATAATTTCAAGCATTGTGGTTTAATTTATGATAAAGGTATTTGGCATTCAGTGTAGTTACTTACTTCGAAAGTTACAGACATCATATGTCCAGCAGCGTAATCTAGTAAATCGTTGTTTAAAGGTGTTCTGCTAGGGTCTCCAAGAATGTTAACATCTAGGTCATCACCCCAAGCAAACTCTAGATACAAATCATTTAAGATTAAATCTGTATCTGAAATAATATTATTAATGTTTGCACGATTCTTTTGTATAATATCAAAGCAATAAATCTCTACTGAATATTGAACAGTATTTTCAAGACTTAAAGAACTTACGGGTACAACAAAAACGATAGGATATTTTTCATCTATTGTAGCGAAGTTAGACATTTGTTCTTTGAAGTCAGCACCGAACTTTTCTACCATGTAATGAGCATTACAAAACGCTTCTAGTTTATTTAATAGGGTTATGTAGCTTGTCATAATACTGCTGATTGTTGGATTTTATTAATTTTATTTTGCATTGATGTTACGTCTGATTCAACTACTACAGCTTTAACAGTCATTTGCCCACCTTGATTCTGTTGGTTATTTGCACCGAATGTATTAGCGTTATTGTTTGCACCTGACAAAGTAACGGATGGAGTAGCTTCCTGTGTAGATGTATTGCCACCTCCACCACCTCCACCCGGAGCAGTACCACCCGTAGCACCACCACCACCAAGAGCAGCTAAACCTTTTGCAGTAGCAGCGACAGAAGCAGCTATTCCTATTCCCGCACCAATTTTGTTTCTTGCAATTTCACCTGCTGCTATTGCAGGACCTCCAGGAATTAAAGCATATTTTAAAGTAACTGCTGCGTTAGCTGCTGCCGTGTTAATTATAATCTTCGCAATACCTGCTGCATTTTCTGCTATCAATAAACCTTTTTGAATAGCTTTATTTTTCTCAAATACATTTTTAAGAAGACTAATTCCTGAAACTGCTAAATCTAAATTTGCGTTTTGAATAGCTTTCTTTGCATCTGCAACTGCTTGTAGTGTAGCTATTTCTTTATCAGCAGCAGCTTTATCAGCAGCAGCTTTATCTATTGCTTCTTGTGCTGCTTTGGCTTTATCTTCTTCTTTCTTTGCTGCTCTATTTGCAGTAGCCGTAGCAACAGAAGCCTGAAGTTCAAGTGCGTATTTTTCTCTTATTTGTTTTTCAGTTTGAAATTCTTCTTCAGCATATAATTCAGTTAAACGTTTCTTTTCATCAGCAGTAAGTTTAGCATTAGTAGCTAAATCTTGTAGCATTCTTTCATGCTTTGTTTTGTTTAAAGCTAATTCTTTCGTGATACCGTCTTCTTGTGCTTCAAATTCTAAATCCTCAATTAACCTAATAGCTGCTAGTCTATCTTCTCTAAATTGTTTCTCTGCTGCGATTCTTGCTTTATATGCTTCTTGTGCTTTCTTATTACCTTCTTGAGTTAATTTAGATTGCTCATCAGATGCTTTTTTCGCTTCTTCTTTTTTACGATTAGATTCAGTCTTTTCAATAACTTCAATTTGATGCATTGAATCTTTAACTACTTCTCTTTGCTCGTTATAAGACTTTCTTAATGCTAAAATTTCTTCTTCATCTAAATCTCCGCTTAATCTTGCAGCAATCATTTTCTGTTTAGTAGCTTCTAATCTTGCAGCAGCAGTTTTTAAAAGCCAATATTGCTTTTGCTTCTCTTGGTATACAGTATTTTTGCCATCTAATTTAGCTAGTTCAATTTCTCTATCGTATCCACTTACAACTGATTTACTTTTTTCTTCGTATGCTGCTGCTGTTTTCTCTGCTGCTGCTGCTTGTTTATCTGCTGCATCTTCTGCTGCGTTATTAGACAACCCTAACCAATCGCACAAGTCTTTGAATCCTTGAACAACCATATCAATAGCATCACTAATGTAACCGAATACTTTACCCACAGCTTGAAGCACTGGCTTTAATATTCCTAGTTTATTCATTACTACACCAATGATAGCAACGATGGCTACAATCGCAGCAACTAATAAGAATATAGGATTGGCAAGTAAAGATAAACCGAATTGAACAAACGCTTTAGATAAAGTACCAACAACTGAAATCAAACCTTTTATTCCTGCTCCAATCGTTGCAGGTGAAATACCACCTAATGTCTTCTGAAACATTTTAGCCTTCTGTGCAGCTTCTTCAAAGTCTAATGACATCAAAGAATCTTTCATTGAACCAAACGAATTACTTACTTGTTCAAACTTCGAACCCGTAGCAAATACTGCTACTTGTTCATTAGCATCCGCAAGTTGGTCTTTAAGTAAACCTGCTTGTTCAGCAAGTTTAGCCATCTGTTTAGGGTCTGTTGCATTAGCAAGTTCACCTTTCAACTCCCTTAACTCAGATTTTATTTGAGCAAGTCCTTTAAGTTTGATTTCTATTTCAGCCATCAGATAACCATCATAGTGTTATTGTAAGAACTATTATCTTCGCAGTCTTCAGGTGGTTTAATATCTGAATCTTTATTTAAAGCAGATGTAAATTGTGGATACAACGCTTTCTCTTCAAGAATATATTTACGAACTCTTTCTTCGTAGAACGCAGCCATTTGAGAGTAATGGTCCATTACAAAAGCAACTTCACCTTGTCCAACGTTTTGAGAATACTCGCCACTTTGAACTTGAATACCTTTATTTTTAAGTTGGTAAGACAATCCAAACGCTGCTTGTTCTGCACTTCTCCAAGCTACAATAGGTTGTATCTTTTCAATCAATGTAGTTTCATCTGCATTCGCTGTTTGTGCATTGTAAACGCCTAGCAAATAGTTATAAAAATAAGTCCCTAATAAGAACTGTACACGCATATCTGAAGCAGGTTTGATATACGGAACAACATCGTTTACATCTACATTTTTAGTAATAGGTGTATTGTTTTTTAAGTATGCTTCTGTTATAAAGTATATCATTAGAATGTAGATTGAGTTTGAGATTTAACAACGTCACCATCTGCGATTGGAGAAAGTCCTGCCATTGCACGAATCTCATTTGGAGTCATTGATTCAAGTACTTTTGTAGCAACTAAAGGAGACATTGAATTTAAAGCAGTAGTAACAGTAGAGCCTTCGTCTTTAATTTCTGTTATTGCTTCGTTTATAATTTGGAAGTTTAGTATTTCAATCTTCGCGTCAATACCTGCAACCTTTGTTAGTGAGTTAAAGATGTCTTGTACTTGTTCACGCAATGGAATAACTACATTTTTTTCGAATATAATGTACGCTTGTTTAATATCAGCACCACCGCCAAGACTTCCCGTAGTTCTAACTCCCATTAGAATAGGGTCAATCGTGTGAGCAAAACAAATCTGTTCAGTATTTAAATCTGAAGACTCCTTAAACATCTTATCATTATCCGAAGTTGGAACAGTCACAAGTTCTGGAAGGTCTTCTTTACGATTAGCGAAGAACGCAACGGCTTTTCCTGCGTTCTCAGCACCTTTCAACTTGTTTGTAGTATCTTTTATCAACTCCATTTCTTCGGGTGACTGTGGCTTCTTAGGAAACATCATAGCAAACGATGGAAAAATAGAGTTTTGAATGTTAGCTTTAGCAAAGTAAGATAGTTCACCACTTAAATAAGCGAAGTTTAAAGCACTTGTGTACTGTGGAATAGGATAAATATCTTGACCTACTGCATAATTCTCATAAACAAAGATACATTCACCATCTTTTAGTTCAGGATGGTAAGGACAATACGTTCTTATTTCACTTACATATTGCCAATCTTGATTCACAGAGTAGATTGATTTATCTTTATTAGTTCGAACCTTTTCTGCTCCTACCCATTTAACGCTTTTTAAGTTACCATTCTCTAGTCTTAAAATAAAATATACTCTATCGTGTAGGATAAGGTCTTTAGTAACTTGTAGCAATGATTTTTTAATATCAATCTTTTTACCGAATGCATACAAATCAACTTTATCCTTCATTGATAGTTTTGATTCGTCGTATTGATAACCTCCACCGATTACAGCGTTAGTTTTGTAGTTAACAATTGAACCATGCAAAGGAGAAGAATAATAGATTTGATTCCATAACTGCGGTGCTAAATTGTCGTTTCCGAATCTAATGATATTTTGTTGTTGTCTTCTAGTATCTACAAAAGGTAAACTCAAATTTGATTCAGGTACTTTCAAGAATGGAGTACTGAAAGATTGATATCCTTTATTTTCTACTTCTGCAACTTGTACAGTATTGTCTTTTTTAAAATTGCCAAATATTCCCATTATTCGTATATTGATGTTGATGTTCCTTCTACTACCATTCTACCTTCTTCTAATTCTGTTAAACCTGATTCTGTTGTATCTTCGTCAACTGTGATAGGGTTTTCACTTTCGTAGACTTTGTAGATATATTGACCGATTCTGAAC